TTATGCTCCTGCTGGTACAAGTTCAACTCAGATTGCTGCTTCTGACTTTCCTGCTGGATCAGGTGGAGACACATCAAATATACAAGTTGGCACACAGTTAGGTTTTCAAGTTGGAGATGCAGTAACACTTACATATCCATCTGGAGCGACAACAACAAATGCTATTGCTGCTGGTGCAAAATTTGTAAAAACTTATGATGCTGCATCTGGAGAGCTAACTTTGTCTGCAACTAATGGTGGAGCAGCTTTAACAGCTTCCGCAGCACCTTCAGGCTTTGGATCTAACTTTGCAAGCATTGTTTTTACAGCACCAGAAGTTGTAGGAAACGTAAGAGAGTGGAGTTTTGAAATAACAAGAGCAGAAATCGATGTTACTGAAATAGGTCAGTCATTAACTGCTACTGTTCCATTTAGAACATTTATTTCTGGATTTGCTGATGGTAGTGGTTCTGCAAGTGTTTATTCAACAGATGACGATACAAACTTAGCTACAAGACTAATAAAAGACGTTTTACAGCGTGTTCAAACTGGTGCGAAGGTTAAGCTTTATATTGACCGTGTTCTTAGTGGTGGTAGTGTAGACGATACTAAGAGTAGATCAATTACTGCTGACATTATTCTTACATCTGCAAGTTTCAACGTAAACCCAGATGACGGACAGTTAGTTGAGATTGCATTTAGACCAAGCTCCGCACCTGTGTTTGATCTATCCAAGACATAATACTATACTAATAGTTATTAATTATTATCAACCTCGGTCAATCCGAGGTTTTTTATTGCATAATGAACTACACTAATAAAAAGAATAAAAAATTTATGGCAACTTTAAATGCTCTTGAAAGGCTAAAGAAAGCAGCAAACCTCGAACCCATCAAAAAAGAAGTAACCCTATCCGATGGGTCGCTTTTCACAATGTACGTTACTCCATTGACAATGGCAGAACGTGAGAGAGCACAGAGACAAGCCAGAAGTGATGATACAAATGCTTTTGCCTTACAACTGCTGATAAACAAAGCGTTAGACGAAAATGGTCAGAGATTATTTAAAGCTGGTGAAATAGACATCCTTAAAAACGAAGTCAAGGACAGCGATCTTCAAACTTTAATGCTTGCAGTAATAAATGCAGAGGAGGATGAAGCTGTAGACCCAAAATCCTAGCGAGCCAGTTAAAGAAAGATAACTGGATGATGCTTAAATTTGGAGTAGCAAAAGAATTAGGTAAAACGCTCCACGAAATAGGCAGCATGACTGAGATGGAACTAATCGGCTGGAGTGCGTATTTTCAGGTAGTAAACGAAGAACAGGAAAAAGAATTTAATAAAATTAAACGCAGAAGATAGTGCTAACCAAAGTATTTAATGTAAACTAGAATAAATATTTCTTTTTTGGATCGTGGCTTATAGTGCTGAGATAGATGTAAAAGTAAGGAATCTCGGTTCTATAAGTAAATTAGAAGAAAAATTAAGTAGCATAAATAGAAGCATTAATGGAATAAATAGAGTTAGCAGAGCAGGAAGATCTGGTGGAGGTGCGGTTAGTGATTCCAATAAAGTACGAATACAAAAAGAAGTTAATAAAGCTAAAAAGGTAGAGCTTGATATTGAGAGAGAAATAGCGAGAACTCAAGCTATAAGGGTTAGAAAGTTTGCAGCATCAATGAACACCGCTATAGAAAAAAATGCAAGACTATTAGATATACAGGCTGCTGCTGATAGAAACAGAAGATCTCTACCCAGTGCTAGTATGCTTGATGCTGATAAAAGGGGAATACAGAGAGTACCCACTGCATCTCAGCTAGGTACTAAACCGATAGCTCTTCCAGGTGGGGCTATAGATACTGCTCGAATAACCACATCTGCGGAGAAAGCAGCTATTTTTGAAAATAGAATAGCAAAAGCTAGAGCTAGGTCCGATGCTGTAAATAATAAATTATTAGGATCAGAAAAACAAAGAAATAGACAGGCTATAAGTGTAAATAGGGCTATAGATAAGCAGAATAAATTATCAAGAACACAGGCTAACAACTTAAGAAAATTAGGGGATAGTTTCGGAAAATTAGGTCAAAACGTAGGAAAGTTTCAAGAAGGATTAACCATGACCAGAGGTACAGGGGGTAAAATGTTAGCTCTGCCTAGTTCTCAAATGTTGGATGCAAGAGTAAGAGGTTCAGGTCAAACAGGTGGATTTGCTAGATCAATACCTACAGGATTGGGCAGAGCTTTTGCTGGTTTTGATAGAGGTAGTGCTTTATCAAGTGCTGCTATAAGTGGTGCTTTTCCTCTGCTATTTGGACAAGGACCATTAACTGCTGCTGGTGGTGCTATTGGTGGTGGATTAGGCGGTGGTTTTGGCGGACAGATGGGCGGTTTTGCAGGAGGTCTAATAGGAACTGCTGCTGTATCTGGAGTAGTTGGATTAGCAAATAGTTCCAGGGATTTAGCAAAAGCAGTTACAACAACATCAGGAACGCTTGATCTTATGCGTAAGAGATCGTTGTTTAGTTCAGAGGCAGTAGAAGCTCAAGCACTTTCTTTACAAAAACAAGGAAAAAGAACTGAGCTTGCAACACTATTAACTAATGAACTAAATAAAGCTTTAGGTGCAGGAGGAATTGAACAGTTGAAGGATTTAGCTGAAAATTCCAGAGAATCAGCAAGGCAATTTGGTATTTTGAAAACGCAAATGGATCTGTTTATAGCAGGACCATTATCTAAACTATTAGAGATAATGAATAAAGTTGTAGGAAAAGCAAATGTAGTAAATCAGTTAAATCAAACTTTAAAAAAATTAGAAGAAACAAGCCCAGGTGCAGTTAGGGGTATTATGACAGACCTAAGAGCAGAAGGATCTGTTGCACAAAAGGCGGGTAGTGTTGCTGGTAGTATTATAAACCCATCAAATTTAAAAGTAAGAGGTACGAGTGTAGGTGGTTTATCTACAGATCAGTTATCTCGATTTTTGAAAATTGCTAATAGTCAGTTACCAAAATCTACCGAAACTATCGGAGGAAGTCCTTTAGATACTGTTGGATTATCTGGAAAATCTTTAGATGATAAATTAGCTAAAATTAAAAAAGAAACAGAGTTTCGCAATAATATCATCAACTTAGGTAGGGAAGAAGCTGAAGTACAGAGACAGATAAATGAATTAAGAGAAGGTCTTAATGAAACCGATCTAAAGAAAATAGAAACGGGAGAAATAAACTTACGTCAAATTGTTGAAAGTAGTAGACAGACTGAGAAGTTAGCCGATAATGCTTTAAAAGTACAAGAAGCCTTTGCTCAAATATCCATAACAATAGGACAAGATATTAAAGAAGGTATTAAGGGTTTAATTAAAGGAACATCTACCTTGTCTGATCTTCTTAACAATGTCGCTGATAGATTTTTAGATGTAGCTCTCAATCAAGCATTATTTGGAGATATTCTTGGTTCAAAAGGAGATAAAGGCGGTGGTTTATTAGGATTTTTAGGTTTTGCAAATGGAGGTAGACCACCAGTAGGCAGACCTTCAATCGTAGGAGAGAAAGGGCCAGAATTATTTGTTCCTAGTAGATCAGGAACTATAATCCCAAATAATAAACTTGGAGGTGGCAGCACCAACAATGTTGTTGTTAATGTGGACGCATCAGGTTCAGATGTTCAAGGTGATGAAGCTGAAGCTAAAGAACTTGGAACGCTTATATCTGTTGCTGTTCAAGGAGAACTGTTGAAACAACAAAGACCTGGAGGCTTACTTTCAAGATAATGGCTACTTTTCCTAGTTACAATCCACAATATTCTGCTACAAAACGTAGTGCTCCCATACAAAGAATTACGCAGTTTGGAGATGGCTACCAGCAAAGAACAAGCTTTGGTTTGAATCAAGATCCAAAAGTTTGGAATTTAACTTTTAACGTAAAAGATTCTGATGCTGATGTTATAGAAGCATTTTTAGAAGCTAGAGGTAAAGATGGAGCTTCCTTTGATTGGTCACCACCTGATGAATCAGCAGCTTATAAATGGATATGTAGGAGTTTTAGTAGAGAAATGTTTGATATAGATAGAAATAGAGTTACAGCGAGTTTTGAACAAGTTTTTGAACCATAATGGCAATACCAGTTTCAGCCTTACAGTCAATAAACCCTGGCTCTATCATCGAACTATTTACTATTCAGTTAAGTACTGCTTTGCATGGGTCTAATACTTTATATCGTTTCCATAATGGTGCAAATCTAAACGCTAACGGAGAAGTAGTTTGGGCTGGTAACTCATATTTAAGATTTCCTATTGATTGTTCAGGTTTTGAGTTTGGATCTACAGGTACTTTACCTAGACCAAAAATATCAATAAGTAATATTTTTGGAACAATCACTTCAATAATGCAAACCGTTAATGAGACTACTGTAGGGAATGATTTAAACGGTGCAAAGTTTATAAGAGTAAGAACTCTTGCTCGATATTTAGATGCTGCAAACTTTACAGGAGGTACAAATCCTTTTGGTACACCAGATCCTACGGCAGAGTTTCCACAGGAAATTTATTTTTTGGATCGTAAAGTTACTGAGACAAGAGATATAGTTACATGGGAAGCTCAATCTGCTCTTGATTTAGTAAATGTAAAACTACCGCAAAGGATTGCTACTAAAGATATTTTTCCTGGTATTGGAGCATTTTTAGGATTTTAAAATGAGTTGGAAAGATATTGCATTAGAACACGCACAGAAAGATTCACCACAGGAAGCTTGTGGCCTATTGACTATCCATAAAGGTAAAGAAAAGTATTATCCCTGTAAAAATATTGCTGAAGAACAGGGTGATTACTTTATTTTAGATCCCGATGATTGGATGAAAGCTGAAGATGAAGGTGAAGTTATAGCAGTAATACATAGTCATCCGAATCATCCACCATATCCCAGTGAAGCTGATTTAGCCAGTTGTGAGTATTTAGATTTACCTTTTTATATCGTCACTCCAGAAACAAAACAATGGCACTACTTCAAACCTTCTGGTTATAAGAAAGGACTAATAGGAAGAGAATGGGTTTGGGGAGTACAGGATTGTTGGAGCTTGATACATGATTGGTATGAAGAAAACAAGAATATTAAATTAAAACATTGGGATAGACCAAAAAGCCCAAAAGAATTTTCAAAGAATCCATTATTTGAACATGGTTTACCCTTAACTGGTTTTGTTGAACTGGAAGATACGGTAGATTTAGAAGAGGGTGATGTTCTTCTTATGGACACAACGAACACAGGTAAATTAGATCATGTGGCTTTGTATTTAGGAAATCAAACTATTTTTCAACATTGTGTGAAAAGACTTAGCTGTAGAGAACTTTACGATCAAGACCATATAGACTGTACAAAGAAGAGGTATCGCTATGCTCAGTAAAATTAAGGTTTACGGTAGGTTAGCTCGATTCTTGGGAAAGCGTACCTTTGAAGCACAAATATCATCCCCTACAGACGCTTTTAAATTTCTACTAGCAAACTTTCCTAGTTTAGAATCTCATATAATGAAACAAAATTATTGTGTAAAAGTAGGAGATTATGAGATCAATGAGACTGAGTTAGATATTCCTACAGGAAGTCAGGAAATAAAGATTGTTCCAGTTGTTGTGGGAGCAAGAAAAGGACTTGGAAGATTTATATTAGGAGCAGTTCTTATTGGTGCTGTTGTCGTCACGGGAGGCGCTGCTGTGGGTTTTGGTGCTTCTGGAGGACTTGGTTTTGGGTTAAAAGCTGGAGCTACAGCAACATTAGGAACATCTTTATTAGCAGCAGCAGGAAATTTAGGTATATATCTAGCTCTATCAGGAGCAGCACAAATGCTAACACCTACAGAAGAGCTTGGTGCGGATTCTGACGATCCATCTAGTTTTACTTTTAATGGAGTACAAAATACGATAAGGGCGGGTGTTGCTATACCTGTTGTATATGGTGAAATATTTACTGGATCGCTTGTTGTCTCAGGCGGTATTGATACAGACGATTACTCAGGATAATTATGTTTAAAATACCTGAAATACATTCTGGAACAGGACGAAAAGAAATCCAACTGAACCCTTTCAAGTGGTTTGGTGGTGGTGGCGGTACAGCAGTAATAAATTTAGCTGCTATACAAAGTAGGCAAGCTATAAATCTTATTGAAGTTATAAGTGAAGGGGAAATTGAAGGTTTTCCATCAGCAGCAGGATTAACAAAAGGAACTGATGCTTATAGTCAGGCAGCTTTAAAAGATATATTTTTAGATAAAACACCAATTATAAAACCAAGTGCAAATCCAAATAATATACAAACTTCTGATTTTAATTTTCAAAGAATAAAGTTTGAGCCCCGATTTGGAACGTCTAATCAAACTCACATAAAAGCTATTAGTGAGATTGAAAATGAAGTAGCTGTAGGAGTAAAGGTAACTAATGCACTTCCAGTAACAAGAACTGTCACTAATTCCGATATTGATGCTATTAGAGTCACAATTCGTTTCGATGCTCTCGTTAATATTAATGAAAAAGATGGAAAAAATTTAGGTGCTCACGTTGATGTATTTATAGAAATTACTGAAAATGATGGAACTGTCTCTCGTTTTGACAAAAATCAAGGAGGAAAAACCTCGATTCAACCTGGTGGCCTTTTTGGTTTGATTCCTACTCAGGTGTCAGAGTTTACAATTAGAGGCAAGTCAAGAACTGCATATAGTAGAGATTTTGTAATTCCAATCAAAAGCAACGCATCTTTTCCTATACAGGTAAAAGTAGGTAGAGCTACTGCGGATAGTACAAGTGAAAGGAAAACAGATACATTTTCATGGACATCTTTGACAACAATAATAGATGAACGAAGAGCTTACCCAGATATAGCTCATTTGTATTTACGTCTTGATGCGGAACAATTTGCCAGTGTTCCTCAGAGAATGTATCGGATTCGTGGGGTAAAAATTAAAATTCCACATAATGCAACAGTAGATCAAACAAATGGAAGATTAATTTATAGCGGTACATTCAATGGAACTCTTACAACTACAACTCATTGGTGTTCTGATCCAGCCTGGATTTTATTTAATCTTTTAACAAGTAGTCGGTATGGGCTAGGAGAACATATTACCGAGGCTCAACTTGATAAATATGCTTTCTATAGTGCTTCTGTTTATTCCTCTGAATTAGTTGATGATGGAGATGGAGGTCAAGAACCCAGATTTAGCTGTAATGTAGTTCTTCAAAAAAGAGGAGATGCTTTTAAAACAGTTATGGCTCTCAGTTCTGTGATGAGAGGTATGACATTTTGGAGTGCAGGATCTCTTACTCTTACTCAAGATAGACCTACAGATCCGAGTTATCTTTTTAATCTATCAAATGTTACTGCTGAAGGATTTGTTTACTCTGGAACGAGCTTAAAAACAAGATCCACTGTTGTATCTGTGTCTTACTTTGACATGGAAAACCAGGAGTTAAACTTTGAAACTGTTGAAGACACTACCGCTAAAAATAAATATGGAATTATTCATAAAAAAATTACAGGTTTTGCTTGTTCATCAAGGAATCAAGCTAGAAGATTAGGACGATTTGTTCTTTTTGAGGAACAAAATTCTTCAGAAACTATAAGTTTTGCCACTGGACTAGCAGAAGGAGTAATAGTCAGACCAGGACAGGTTATTGAAGTAAGTGATCCAGTAAGAGCAGGATTAAGAAGAGGAGGTAGAATAAAATCTGCTACAACTACAACTGTCACTGTAGATAACACCACGGAAACAGATTTAGATGCAACAAATAGTCCAACTCTTAGTGTTGTTTTACCTGATGGATCAGTAGAAACAAAAAATGTTACTGGAATATCAGGAGCAGTAATAACTGTTGATTCTTCTAGTCCATTTAGCACCGCTCCAAATACAAATAGTGTTTGGATTTTACAGAATACAACTTTACAAACTACAACGTGGAGAGTTGTTGGGATAACTGAAGATAAAGATAATTATGCAGTGACCGCAACAGCATATAACGCAGGAAAATATGCTTTTATTGAAGATGGTTCTCCACTTCCTGTCCGTAACATTACGGTATTAAATGAATTAGTTGATCCTCCTAGTGCACCAAATGTTGTAGAAGAATTTTTTACAGAAGGCACTACTGCAAGAACAAGATTAAATATAGACTTTAACCCCGTTCCAAGAGCTATAGAGTATGAACTTAATTACAGATTAGATGATGGTAATTTTATAACCCTCAGATCAAAAAGCACAGAGTTTCAGATATTAGATTCGTTACAGGGTGAATATGTATTTGAATTATCCAGTATAAACTCTTCACTTGAACCTTCTGCACAACCAACAACTTTTACTTTTAATGCTGTTGGAAAGACTGCTCTTCCAGGAGATGTTACTGGTCTTACAGGAGAACCGATAAGTGATAAGTTAGTGAGATTACGTTGGAACTTATCTACTGATTTAGATGTTACTCATGGTGGCCGTGTTTATGTAAGACATTCTACGAAAACTGATGGTACGGCAACATTTTCAGATGCTACAGACTTGGTGGAAGCTTTAGCAGGAAATACTACGACTGCTGAAGTTCCTTATTTAGAAGGAGAGTATATTTTAAAGTTTCAAGATGATGGCGGTAGGTTTAGTGCTGGTGAAGCAAGTGTAATTATAGATTTACCTGATAATCTTGCACCTTTAATAGCTTTAACAAGAAGAGAAGATTTAGATAGTCCTAAGTTTCAAGGTGTAAAAACCAATGTAGCTTTTGATCTTACTACTAATTCTTTAAATTTAACTGGTACAGGTCAATTTGATAGTATTACAGATTTTGATGCTGTTGGTTCTTTAGATGACATCGGAGGTATTGCACCGTTAGGTAACTATGAATTTGGAGGTTCAGCAGGAACATCTTTCTTGGATTTAGGTGCTGTGTTTAGTCTTGATTTAAAGCGTCATTTTTTAACAGAAGCATTTTTCCCTTCAGATTTATTCGATTCAATTTCTGATGTAGATGCAAGAGTAGATTTTGACGGAGCAACAGCTACTAAGGTAAACGCTGAAATGCAAGTTGCAGTAACTCAAGACGACCCTACCTCTGGATCGCCTACATATACAGCATTTCAAACATTTGCTAATGGAACGTATAAAGGTAGAGGATTTAAATTTAAAGTGAATTTGACAAGTAATGATCCTGACCAAGACATAAGAGTATTTCAGTTAGGTTATACAGCATCGTTCCAAAGAAGAACTGAGCAGAGTACAACTACTATTGCATCTGGAGCAGGAGCTAAAGCTGTGTCATTTACAGATTCTTTCTTTACGGGAACTTCTGCTATTGGTGGAGTAAATTCAAATTTACCTTCAATTGGTATAACTGCACAGAATATGGCTTCTGGAGATTTCTTTGAATTATCTAATATTAGTGGTGCTGGATTTACTGTTCACTTTAAAAACTCATCAAATGCTTCGGTTGATAGAAATTTCACCTATCAAGCTGTCGGATTTGGTAAGGGGTGATAAAATAAAATAAAATATTGTAAAAATGGCAAGAGTTAATAGTACAACTAAAGAAACCAATAATAATTTTAATGTAGCCAATGGAACGGGTGCTGCGGTTCGTGCAGGGATCAATGATATTTTTACAGCATTAAGAACAATAAATTCAGCAAGTGGAGATCCATCTGGAGCAGGAAATGTAGTTCAGTTTCAACCACATATAGATTCATCAACTAATTTATTAAAAATTTGTACTGCTGTTAGCTCTGGAACGGGTACTTTTACAACTATTGGAAACATAACTCAGGCAAATTTAGGGTTGGTTAACGCAGCAACACCTACAATGATAGGTGATGTTACCATGTCATCTACTGGATTTTTAAGAGTACCTCTTGGAACGGATGCACAGCAACCAGGGCAGTCTGGACAACCAGCAGCAGCTATAGGACAGTTAAGGTATAACTCAACTCAGAATAGATTTGAAGGGTATAAGAATACAGGTTGGGGAGAGATTGGTGGAGGTGCTGGAGCTACTGGAGGAGGAACAGATCAGGTATTTGTTGAAACTGGTCAAACTGTTACAGAAGACTATACTTTATCTGCTGGTAAAAATGCGATGACAGTATCGCCTACAATAAATACGGGTAAAACAATAACCGTGCCAAACAACGCAACCCTTGTTATCTTATAGTTATGCCAATAGGAATTAACGGAAACGGAACTATTACAGGAGTCACAGTAGGAGGACTTCCAGACGGTATTGTTGATACCGATATGCTTGCTGCTAATGCTGTTAGCTCTGCAAAATTAGCAAGTGGAGTTGGAGGTAAATTTCTTCAAGTTGTACAAGCTGTAAAAAGTGATACACAAACTTTTACAGCAACAAGTTTTTCAGATATTACAGGTCTTTCGGCTTCAATTACTCCTACTTCTAGTAGTAATAAAATTTTAGTTGAAGCAAGTGTGTTTGCCAGTACAGGTAATAACGTAATTTCGCTTAATCTTGTTCGTGGAAGTACAAATATAGCTCAACCTAGTGGTTCTTCAAGTAATAATGCAATTACGCATAGCTACGTTGCTTATGATAGTATGCACTCAATGAACTTTTCTTTTTTAGATTCACCGAATACAACAAACTCAACAACTTATAAGATACAGGTTAAAGGAATTCTTACATCTATAATTGCTATTAATAGATATAACGTATCAGATGATTACCATGCAATTAGTACGTTAACTCTTATGGAGGTAGCAGCATGAGCCAGATCAAACTAAAACATAGCGGTGGTAATTCAGTAATCATAGCTGCACCAGATAGTAACCCTGCATCTGATCGCACTCTTAAGTTACCTGGTGATGCTGATGGTACTATCCTTACTACTAATTCTTCTGTAGGTAAAATTCTTCAAGTAAAACAAACAGCAAAAACAGATACTTTTTCTACAAGTTCACAATCCTATGTGAATGTAACTGGATTAGGTGTTACTATTACACCAGCATCATCATCTAATAAAATACTTATAATACTTGATATAAAAGTAGGTGCTAGTCACGAAGATGCAGCTTATGCTGGAAGATTGTTAAGAGATTTAGGAGGTACAAATATTACGCAAATTTATTACGGAGATCCTTCTGGTAGTCGAACTTCGGCATCTTTTGGTACTTCAAGACAGTCTGGTAATGCTGGTTATGATGTTCTTCAAGATAGACAAGCTGTATTTTTAGACTCACCTAATACAACAGGTGCAGCTTTATATAGAGTTGAAATCCGAGGAAATAATGGTAGAGATACTTATGTAAATAGAACTCACGGTGATTCAGATGATGATGACACTCCAAGAACAGCATCATCAATAACAGTTATGGAGATAGCAGCATAATGCTTATCTCTTATAATTAATTTAAACGGAGTTTTTTATGGATCACGAAGCGATTTACAAAGCATACGCAGGCACAGTTGTTACTATTGATGACTCTGCTGGTGCGTTTGATAAAGATGGAAACTCTGTAACTCTTGAGCAAAGCAAGATAGATACTGCAAGAACTGAGTTAGATGAAGAAGCACTTAAAGTAAAATACAAAACTGATAGAACAACAAACGGTTCTACAACGTATGCACCAACAGGAGATCAGCTTGGGATGCTGTATGACGATATGCTCGCTGGTAAACTAGATACAACTGGAACGTGGGCTACCCACATCAAAGCTGTAAAGGACGCTAATCCAAAATCATGAGTACATTAAAAGTTGCCAACATAAAGCATGAGACAAGTGGGATCAATACCCTTGTTTTTGATAATGGTGGAACGTCTGGTGGTAACGGTAGGGTTACGACAAAAGGAACTATTGGAGAAGTCTCTGATTTAGGAAACAAGACAGGTGATATTACTTTAGATTTTCAGACAGCAAATAATTTTTCAATGACCTTAACAGGTACTAGCGTTTTAAAAAATCCTACAACTTTAGTAGCTGGTCAAAGCGGTGTTTTGTTCATAACGCAGGATGGCACGGGTGGAAGAGCATTATCTTTTGAATCTTATTGGGATTTTAGTGACGGTACAGCACCTACATTATCTACAGGAGCAAATGCAGTTGATATGATTGCATGGATCGCTCGATCATCTACTAAAATTTCTGCACAGTTTGTTGGAAACTTTAGCTGATGAGCAGTATAGGAAGTCCATCACCTTTCTTTTTAGCAGGAAAGAAAGCGTACCAGGTAGAACGTAGTGTAAGGTTTAATGGTCAATATGAAACTAATGCACAACAATTTAGAAGAACAGGTACTTCTACAGTTTCTACTTACACAATCTCAATGTGGGCAAAAAATTGTGGTGTAGGTACAGGTGTTTATAGACTACTGTTTTCAATAGGTCAAGAGAATGATGCAAATGCTGGATGGGTTGGTATGTCTGATAGTGACGTTATGTATTTTCAAGGAGGTAATGGAACATATTCAACAAGCACTCAAGTTTTTCGAGATCCGTCTGCTTGGTTTCATTTTTTAATTTCAGTTAACAGCAATAATTTTACAGTTTATGTAAATGGAACCTCAATAAAAACAGGAACAATAAGATCTTTAGATACTTCGACTAATGGAATAAGGATAGGCGTTAATTATGGTAATTATTATCCTTGGGATGGTTATATTGCAGATTATTATTTAATAGACGGACAGGCACTCACTCCTTCATCTTTTACAGAAACAAATGCAGAAACAGGTCAATTAGTTCCTAAACTTTATACAGGAAGTTTTGGAACAGAAGGAGCGCATTTAACATTTGAAGATAATTCTGGTATTACAGCAACAACGCTTGGCAAAGATTCAAGTGGCAACGGTAATAATTACACTCCTTCAGGTGATTGGAGTGTTAGTGCTGGTGCTGGCAATGATTCTGTAGAAGACACACCAACAAACAACTGGTGTACTCTAAATTCTTTAGCTATGATAGCCACTGGAAATGTAACTCCTAGTAATGGTAATTTAAATGCAAGTTTTGGTACTGTTTCTGGTGGAGGAGGTATTGCAAGTAGTTTTGTTGTAAGAACTGGTAAATGGTACTGGGAAACAACTATAACTGCTGTTAGTGGTGCATCTATACATATTGGAATCCTTGATGAAAACATCGCACCTTTTGCTGGTTCTCCATTCTACGAACCAGGTGTAACAGCAGAAAGTTATGCTTATCAAAACAATGGAACAAAATATAATAACAATACTAATACATCTTATGGAGCAAGTTATACAACTAATGATGTAATTGGAATTGCTTTAGATTTAGATAATGGAACAATTACTTTCTATAAAAATAATGTCTCACAAGGTCAAGCATTTAGTAGTTTAACAGGTGGTTTTTCACCAGCTTACGGAGATGGATCAAGTGCTGGAACACATTCAATATCTGCTAATTTTGGTCAACAAGGATTTACTTATACCCCACCAACAGGATATAAGGCACTAAATTCAGCAAACTTACCCGACCCAACAATACTGCTACCTAATAAACATTTTGATACTTTGCTTTGGTCTGGAAATGCCACTACTTCTGATAGATCAATAACAGGTTTAAATTTTCAACCTGATTGGGCTTGGACAAAAACAAGAAATCAAGGGTATCATCATGCTTTATTTGATTCTGTTAGAGGTGCAAATAATATATTAAATTCAGATCAAACTTTTTCTGAGAACCATACAAATGGAGGTAAGTTAGCTAGTTTTGACGCTCCTTCATCTGGCAGTAACGATGGTGGTATTACATGGGATTATGGCACGGGTAATAATGATACCAGGTTATGGTGGAATGTTTCTGGAAAAAATTACCTGTCATGGAACTGGAACGCTGGCGATACAGATGGCAAAACTTATATAGTAAAAGTTCACAATTTTTCTGGAAATAATAGATATATCTTTGATGATTTTCAAACTCAAGCTGTAACTCTTGATCTTGCTGAAGGTGGTACTTATATCTTTAACATGGATGATTCATCTAACGCATCCCATCCATTTAGTATAGGAACAGCAGCTAACGGAACTGTTTATACTTCTGGAATTACATACTTTTTAGATGGAGTATCTAAAACTTACAGTGAATACACATCAGGATTTGCAGCAGCTACTACAAGAAGATTGCATATAACAGTACCAGCATCCGCACCAGTGCTCTACTATTGGTGCTCAGTTCACAGTGGAATGGGAGGGCAGATAAATACCAACTCAACTCTTGGTTCAAGTAATTTTGATGGGTCAATACAATCAACTGCGAAAGCAAATGCTTCGGCAGGGTTTTCTATTGTTTCTTATACTGGTAACGCTACTTCTGGAGCTACAGTTGGACATGGGTTAGGAGTTGCAACAAAAGTCATGATTGTAAAAGAGAGAGGAAACACTAACAACTGGCCTGTTTATCATGCAGAGATAGGAAATACAAAAGCACTTTATCTTGACTTAACAAATGATTCAGGAGGAGCTTTTACTGGTGCTTGGAATAATACATCTCCAACTTCTTCTGTTTTTTCGTTGGGAAATAGTAATGAAACAAATAGGTCAAGTGGAAATTTTATAGCCTACTGTTTCAGCGAAGTAGCAGGATATAGCAAGTTTGGGTCATATACGGGCAACGGATCAAGTAATGGCACGTTTGTTTTTACAGGTTTCAGACCAGCTTGGGTGATGGTAAAAAGATATGATGGTGGTGGTCAAGGTTGGAATATTTTTGACAACAAAAGAAACACATTTAATTTAGTTGATGAATTTTTAATTGCTAATTCTTCCAATGCGGAGGCAACTGGAGGTGCATTAAATTTAGATTTCTTATCAAATGGCTTTAAATTCAGAGGAGTAGATGGTGGATCAAATACAAGTGGATCTGATTATATTTATTTAGCATTTGCAGAATCTCCTTTCAAAAATGCCCGTGCCAGATAAACGGGCATACACTAGAATAAAACTATGGCATTTAAACTAGACGGAAAACCATTAGCAGTTGATGTGGCATTTAGTCACAACGATATTCAATACCCTGCTAACTGGCTTAGATTAACAACTAAAGCAGAGAAAGAAGCTATTGGTATTACAGAAGAGGCAGACGCACCAACTTATGATTCAAGGTTTTATTGGGGTGATGGTACTGCAAAAGCACTTGATGATGTAGATGCAAAGGATGAAGATGGTAATTTATTAAAAAATCCTGATGGTAGTCAGATGATAATACAAGGTGTTAAATCAGTATTGAAGGCACAGGAAAAAGCTACTGCTGGTTCTTTGTTAGCTAAATATGATTGGTACGTTATACGCAAAGCAGAAGCATCAAAGGCTATCCCAACTGCTATAAAAACTTACAGAACTGCTGTAAGAACTGTTTGTGCTACTAGAGAAACAGAGATTGATAACTGTGCAGATACCGCAGCTTTAGTAACGTTATATGGATCGACTGAAAAAGATGGAGTTTATACACCTAACATGACACAATATCCAAAAGATCCTAACGCTTAGATTCGTGCATTTGCCTTGTCATTAAACCCATAGTGACGTAGAGAGGTGATAGGGTTACAATAAGCAGTAATACAAGCACACTTGTAAAAGACAGTGCTTTTAAAATTGCAAATTTAATCATGTTTCAAAAAATAGCTAATGTTTTGAGTATTCTCTCATTTTTAATGGTAACTTCAGTTATAGGTGGAGGGTACTTTGGATATAAGTATGTAACATCCGAGCAGTTCAAAGCAAAGATTATGAATCAGGTAATGGGCAACGTAAAAGGTATGCTGCCTAATGTGATGGATAATGCACTACCAAAAACAACTGGTCCATCTATGGCTCTACCTAAGATGAAATTATGAACTGTTGGCACTGTAAAACTGAGTTAATCTGGGGCGGTGATCATAGTGTTGATGAAAACTGTTTTCCTCATCTGCAAGACCAGTACACAATGGTCACAAATTTATCCTGTCCAAAATGTCATTCAGATGTAGAAGTTTGCTTACCGAAGTATGCCTACGATTGATATACCTGAAATACATATTCCAGAAGTATTAATACCGCAAGTTTACGTTCCACAAGTATCGTTACCAGGATATGAACCTTTAAATGTAGAAACTATAGGTTGTAAATACTTTCATAGAGATGTTAAAAATACTGGCAATAGAAATTTATTGATAGAAGACAAAAACGGCTTGGTAAGTAATTGTCCATATCCGTCTTTTATGCCAATGAATTATCAGCCAGATCAACTGATAATTGTCGAGGAAGCTGCTGTCGTTAATGACGAACCAGCTAAATTACCAGAAGGTAAACCACCTCAAGCAGAGATACCTAAAGATGAGAAGAAAGAAGATGTATTTGTAGAGTGTCCTGGTAAAAAAGATCAAAGAGTAGGAGATTTTCGTAACGAAAAGAAGCTGGAACGTGTTGTAGGACACAAAAGAAGCGAAGATGGAACTATATGCACCACGTTGTATGAGGACGTTGCTTTCAAAGATCAGTACCTCCCAGAATTTAGCACTGTTGTCTCTACTGCTGCTATTGCTACTGTGGCTGCGACTACACCAATTATTCTCAACCTTGTAAAACCGATAGTAAAAAACTTAATAAAGAAACTGACAAAGAAAAAAGATAAGGTAAAATAGTTTATAGCAACCAGACCTGATAAAGAGTGGGTTAAGTTCCACCTCCTCACTGTCAGAGCGTCAGTTGCTTTTTAATTTATGCGTATGTGGTATAACTTGATTTGGTGGTACTGTTACTTTTATCCCTTCACAAATCTCTGCGTATTTTCCAACGAACTGTACTCCTAACTTTGCCTGTTCACCACATACTTTCAGCCTAAATAATGCAAGTTCTAGCTTTGTCTTTTCGTATAATATTTTTTGATTTTTTATATTTACTTCTGTTGCTGCTAAACATAAGTCAGGTGCTCTACCTAACGGAATACTGATCTGTGCTGAGATCCCATAGTTCAAGTTATAGTTATCCTTTTCAAAACGTGGTGTCTCCTGCACATACTTAATCGCTCCAGTATCTTCATCATAAATATTCTGTCTGGTAACGTATTCTTTGGGTCGATTGAATGACCAAGCATCTGTCACATAAGGTGTAATCGTAAGGCTAGGAGAAGAACAGACAATCCCCTGTGACATACGAAACTGAGGAGTTGATTGAGGTGCAATCATAGTTGCATTATTGTTCACTGTACCCTGTGCATTTGAGCTAGGACTTGCAACTGTTGTATTAGCCAAAACCCTTGTAGGGCAAAGAATTAGAGCTATTGCCCAAAGGTAGCTTCTACGGTTACGGTGGTTGTGGTATTTATAGTTCTGTTGATTGTTGTGATTGTGTCTAACCCTGGTGCGATTATTGTCTCCTGTAGAGAGAACGGAGATCCTTCTGTTACTATCTGCCATCTAGGAACACTCTCCAAAGTAGGGCTAGTAAATGAGAAGTTGACGTTATTAATTGTTTGAGTTGCGTCTGATTGTGGGGTTGGATTGATATAACCATTCGTATCATTACTTTTTATATTATTACCGCTTGCAGAATATGTGTAACCTGTCCTGTATTGATGGCTTGTGATCGTTTCATTAATAATACTTTGCGAGGTAGAGTTTGTTGTTTGTGATCCTGTACGAAATGTAGGCACAACAGGATTTGCAAGGGTTCTTGCTGGTATTAATATTATTA